ATGCAAAAAAATGCGGTACTCCCATGAGGACGAGCAACTGCTGATGTCGCAGCTGTGGAGCCCAACCGTCAAGGATGACCCTGAAGCGTTCGTACTGTTCGCGTTTCCGTGGGGGCAGAAGAACACTCCCCTTGAGCACTTCAAGGCCCCTCGTGCCTGGCAGCGCAGGACGCTTCGACGTGTTGCACAGGTCATCCGGGACAACAGGGGGAAGAAGTCTGATGGTGAGATGATGGACGCTCTACGTCGTGCTGTGTCGTCTGGTCGCGGTGTCGGTAAATCTGCTCTGGTGTCATGGTTGATCATCTGGATGCTGACTACGCGGATCGGATCGTCAGTGATCGTGTCGGCCAACAGCGAGAGTCAGTTGCGCAAAGTGACTTGGGGTGAGTTGACCAAGTGGGTCACGATGGCGATCAACTCTCACTGGTGGGAGCCGACGGCTACGAGTCTGAATCCGGCAAACTGGTTGACTGAACTGGTCGAACGCGACCTGAAGAAAGGCACCCGGTACTGGGGAGCTGAGGGCAAGCTGTGGAGCGAGGAGAACCCGGACGCCTACGCAGGAGCGCACAACATGGACGGCATGATGGTGATTTTCGACGAAGCCAGTGGGATACCTGACTCCATCTGGTCCGTTGCAGCGGGCTTCTTTACTGAAGACATCCCTGACCGATACTGGCTTGCGTTCTCCAATGGTCGGCGCAACACCGGGTATTTCTACGAGGCCGTGGAGGGCAGTAAGCGCGAATTCTGGGAGTCCGAAAAAGATCGATGCCCGCACGGTCGAAGGCACCGACAAGACCATCTATCAGCAGATCATCGATGAGTATGGTGAGGACTCCGATGAGGCGCGTGTGGAAGTCTATGGGGACTTTCCAAAGTCTGGTCAAGATCAGTTCATCGCGCCACACTTGGTCGACGACGCCATGAGGCGTCCGCAGCACAAGGACATGACGGCACCTGTTGTAATTGGTGTGGACCCGGCACGAGGAGGGGCAGATTCAACCGTCATCGTTGTGCGACGTGCGCGGGACATCGTGGCGATCAAGCGATACAGGGGCGATGACACAATGACCACCGTGGGTCACATCATTGACGCCATTGAGGAGTACCGACCGGCGTGACGTGATCGATGAAGGCGGTCTTGGGTACGGTGTTCTTGACAGACTCACTGAGCAGAAGTACAAGGTGCGAGGTGTCAACTTTGGCTGGAAGGCGAAGAACCCGGTGATGTGGGGCAACAAAAGGGCTGAGATGTGGGGAGCCATGCGGGATTGGCTCAGATCGGCCAGCTTGCCGCAGGACAGGTTGCTGAAAGCCGATCTGATCGGACCGATGAAGAAGCCGAACTCCGCCGGAACCATATTCCTGGAGGGAAAGAAGGAGATGAAGGCTCGTGGGTTGGCGTCACCTGACGCTGCTGATGCGATCGCTGTAACTTTTGCATTCCCTGTCGCACATCGGGAGTACAATGATCGTAAACCTCTGCGCGTCAATGCTCAGAGCGGCGCAGGTTCTGCAAGCTGGATGGGTGCATGATGTCAGATTCAACAATGGGGAAGATCATCACCTGGCCGAAAAGTCTGGAGCGGATTGAAACAACAATGGAGAAGAAAGCGGTGCTCAAAGCGACTCAGGATTGTCTTATTGTGCGGCCAGACATGGAGAAGCATGACCTGTTCATTCTTTTGCGGAAGAAGCATACCGGGACAGGTGTGGTCATCTCTGCCGGACCGGATGCCGTAGACGTGAAGGTTGGTGACAGGGTAGTTTTTGGGGATAGCATCGGACAGGACCTTCGATGGGAAGGCGAGGACCTGCTTGTCATGCGAGAAGAACACACCCTCGGAGTGATCGAGGAATGACAGATTCGATTGGGATTGTGGCTGCGTCGAATGTTGCCAAAGACGATTCCGTGTTGTCTGTCATGCGCAGCCGCATGACGATGGCGATTTCAGCGCTCTCTGGAACCCGTGACAGCGAACTCGACGACTTGCGGTTTTACGCTGGGTCTCCGGACAACCAGTGGCAGTGGCCGAACGATGTGCTCCAGACCCGTGGATCGAGTCAAGGACCCGTCGTCAGTGCTCGCCCATGTCTGACCATCAACAAGCTGCCTCAGCACGTCAAGCAGATCACCAATGAGCAGCGGATGAACCGGCCAACGATCAAGGTGCTCCCTGTTGACGACAAGAGTGACATCGAGATGGCCGATGTCTTCAACGGTGTGATTCGCCACATCGAGTACACATCTGACGCAGATGTGGCCTACGACACTGCGTGTGAGAACCAGGTCACGTATGGTGAAGGTTATCTTCGCATCCTGACCGAGTATTGCGATGACACATCGTTCGATCAGGAGATCAAGATCGGGCGCATTCGCAACAGTTTCTCGGTCTACATGGACCCAATGATCCAGGACCCTGCTGGCGCAGATGCTCGGTGGTGCTTCATCACTGATGATATGACCAAGGATGAATACGAACGGGCATACCCAAAGGCTTCGCCAATCAGCACCCTCACGGCAAGGGGGATAGGCGACTCATCGATCAATCAGTGGATCAGTGAGACCACTGTGCGTGTTGCTGAGTATTTCTACATCGAATGTGAAAAGGCGACACTCAATCTGTATCCCGGCAATCAGACAGCGCTCACCGGCACCCCCGAGGACAGCCTGTTGCGGGCGATGTTCGGCAAGCCTCTGCGCTCCCGGCAGTCGGATCGTGAGAGAGTCAAGTGGTGCAAGACCAACGGCTATGAGATTCTGGAGGAGAGTGAATGGGCTGGATCGTTCATCCCGGTTGTGAGGGTGGTTGGTAACGAGTTCGAGGTTGATGGTCAACTGTACGTGAGCGGTCTGGTGCGCAACGCCAAGGATGCTCAGCGTATGTACAATTATTGGTGCTCTCAAGAAGCCGAGATGCTGGCACTGGCCCCCAAGGCACCTTTTATCGGGTACGGTGGTCAGTTCGAGGGGTATGAGCAGCAGTGGAAAACAGCCAACACCCAGAACTGGCCGTATCTGGAAGTAAACCCGGATGTCACCGATGGCCAGGGTGCTGTGCTTCCACTGCCTCAGCGGGCGCAGCCTCCAATGGCGTCCAGCGGTCTTCTGCAAGCCAAGGACAGGTGCATCGGAAGACATCAAGTCGACGACTGGTCAATACAACGCATCGCTGGGCATGACCAGCAATGAGCGCTCTGGCAAGGCGATTCTCGCTCGACAGCGCGAATCAGATGTTGGCACATACCATTACGCTGACAACCTGGCGCGTGCGGTTCGCCATATCGGTCGCCAATTGGTAGACCTGATCCCGAAGATTTACGACACCGCACGGGTGGCCAGAATCCTCGGTGAAGATGGTGAACCGTCGACGGTCAAGATGAACCCGGATCAAGAGGAGCCGGTCAAAAAGATCATGGGACCGGGTGGTGTGGTGGTTGACAAGATATACAACCCCCGCGTAGGCAAGTACGATGTGCGGGTTATCACTGGTCCAGGGTACGCCACCAAGCGGCAAGAAGCGCTTGAGTCGATGGCTCAATTGCTGCAAGGCAACCCGCAACTGTGGCAGGTTGCCGGTGACCTATTCGTCAAGAACATGGACTGGCCGGGTGCTCAGGACCTTGCCAAGCGGCTTCAGAAGATGCTTGATCCAAAGGTCATGGCTGATGAGGATAACCCCGCTCTGGTTGCAGCCAATCAGCAGATGGAGGCAATGAACGCCGAGATGCAGCAGATGTTCAAAATGTTGCAGAACGTTCAGCAATCGATGGAAGCCAAGGAGATGCACATCAAGCAGTTCGAGGCCGAGATCAAGGCGTACCAGGCCGAGACGCAGCGAATCAGTGCAGTACAGGCAGGTATGACACCTGAGCAGATTCAGGACATCGTGATGGGGACCATTGCTGCTGCGGTGGATGCTGGTGACCTGATTGCAAGTGCACCCGAGATGCGAGAGAATCCACAACCAGATACACCAAGGATGCCCCAGATGTCTGAACCGCAGGGGACACCCTCACAAACCCGTATGAGGAACAGCAATGAGTATGCGTTCAAATCACATCCTGCCTGGGGTATCAGCAGATCACATCCCTTGCCACAGCCGTCGGACTGACTGTGCCTACCCTCTCTCCCGATGGATTACAGTGTTCCCCGTCCGTTGCGGTCATTATTCCGACAGGTGGCGGTATTCGGTGGCGGGATGACGGGATCGCTCCTACGGCATCAGTTGGTATGCCTGTTACTGAAAACGGGGTACTTGAATACGATGGTGACTTGAATAAAATTCGATTCATTCAGCA